CTTGATATAATATTATTATGTGCGTAGTCGTGTTTTAACTAATAGGGGATATACTTCTACATCCCCCATTAAACACTTCACATAATGACTAGCTTCTCGCTACTCTCCATTACTCACTTTACCTTGGTCTTTACTCTCTACTTCATCTTTTACAACGTCGTCTTTAGTAATTCCTTTTTTCTCTCTTTGAGCCTTTGTACTTTTCTGCACTGCATCCATAGCATCTGTTGCTACTTCCCATCTATCTGTTCTGATATCATGTTCTGCCATTACTCCGTGTTTTCGCTCTGTGTATACGTTTGGCGCACCATCTTCTATCGGTTCTCCATTGTTTACTACTCGCTCAACTTTTTCTTCTATGGTTTCTCCATAGTCTTTAGCTACTCCATTTTCTAACGTTTTAGCCATTTTAGGTGTCTTATATCCCATTTTCTTTTTTTTTTTATAGGTTAGGTATTACTTTTGCGCTCATCTTTCTTCTAGCCGTGTTATTTACACTAATTTGCGTCCAAAAATTCTGACTATCTAAATTCGTATCTGCAAATATGTGATTGAATTTACTTGGGTCTATATATGTTGTTATATCTTTTATCCCTTCAGCTCCACTTTCTCCTGTTGCTTCGTATCTTCTATTTAATGTCATAAACATTTCTTTTCCGCTTTCCGCAAAGTTTCCTCTTGTCTGATTCACTGCCGTCATATAGTTCAACCAAGCCGGTACTTTTCCAACACTTTTATAGTTTAATTTATCTCCGTTTGCCGTATCTATTTCTGTATCAAACCAAGCCATTTCGTCTGTTATTAAATCTTGAAACCCTATTTGGTCTAAATCAGGCTTGTGCAAATCATCTAAAGTTTTTAAATTCAAATCCCATTTATTCCCTTGACTATAGTCCACTCTTGGTGTTATACTTACTAACCCCATTACATAACATGGTTCATGGCATTTCACTACCATTTTTCCTCCTTTATGTTTTCCCGTTAATTTTCCTCTACCTGCTAATGTTCCTAATGGATGTTCATTATTGCTCGTTTCACTTTCTGCAGTACTTATTACTTCTTCAAATGCTAATTCTTTTATTAAACTTCCATGATATACTGGTGTTTCTGTTTTTCTTACACTTTCATGACTATACACTGCGTTTATCCAATCGTTATAACTTCCGCCACTCATATTAATTCTGTTCAGCATTTTATATACTTTATTTGCTAAACTTAACGCATCTATCGTAAAACTTCCACCACTTGTATCTACTGCCGTTACTTCACTTACTCCACCTGTTCCATCAATCCATTCTGTATCTATCCAATTATTAAATTTGTCACTTTGGTACGTTTTTACTGCCAATCCCTCTTGTGTTCCTAGCTTACAATACACACCATTTTCTTTTTTCAAACTCAATCCGTATGGTGCTCTAGTTGTATCACTAATTATAATCGGTGCCGTTGCTCTTACTGTACTTAGTAAGTCCATTGTCATTTCATCAATATTTGCTAACGGAAAACTAACTAATTCTGTAACATCTTGTGCTTCTGTTACTGTACTTGTAAATTCTATTATTATATTATTCCATGTTGTTACTTCTGTTAGATCTAATGGATCTAATCCTGTAAAACCGGTACAACTTAATACTCTATTATTCTGATCGTCTGTATAATAAGTAAATGTATCAAATAATCTATCAATAAATATTTCTTGAGGTGCATCATTTCCTGAAAAATAATTTACTTTTGCTACTTTTGGGTCAATATCTCCTACTCTATCTTCATTATCATATAAAAATTTTAATTCTACTACATTTCCTGGTTGAATAACCCTTTGTGATGTTAGCGGTAAATCATTCATTTTTTGATTAACTCTAGGACAATCAATTGTTGTTGCTTTATTCGTTGTATGTACTACGTACGCATTCTCTTCCTGCTTATTTGCATAATAATTTTTAAATATGCTCCAATATCCTAAATATGGTACTGCATTAAAATTTCTCTTTATATCTCCTGCTAGTTCATCTTTTGTTCTTCCTAGTCCTCTAATTCCTAAGTAACTTAATATACAACTTGGATTTATCTGACTATTATCGTCGAATATATCTGTTGGTTTATAATCATGTTCTATCTCTAATTGTGGAAAATGAACTTTGTTCATTTCTCTACCTAATTCCAATTTATTCATATGCAATTTTCCATTGAATAATCTTACAGGTACTTCAAATACATCTAATTGCACTTTATAACTTCCGAATAACGGTCCTACTGTTGGTAATGTTTTAACATCTGCATTCAATTCAATATCGAATGTGTCTCCTGGTAACCCTACCTCACTCATAAACGGTACTAATGTACCTGCACTCATACTACTACGCCATAAATAACTTAAGTTATGCGTACTTCTTTCGAACGTTTTTGTTATATACTTGTTCTTTTTTCCACTTCCTAGACGCTCTCCGCCTAATTTTACACTACTGCTCATCTTTTACTTCATTTATTTGATTAATTAA